TTGAGCACGACCCCACGGCCCCCCCCCTGCCTTTGCGGCAGCCGCCGCTTCCCACGTCAGCCCGTGTTCCCGCGCATAACGCGATACGCTCGGCATGAACGCCTCCTGTTCGGCTATCCGCTCGATGTATGGCTTCATCCACGCCACCGAGACGTGCGGGTAAGCTGCGCCCCTGATCTTTGCAAGCACTTGGCCGACTTTCGGGGGGAATCCCCTCGTATCCTCAGCAATCAGCGCATTTACTGCGTCCATCGCCTCGGCAGGGTCTTCACTGCCCAGCATGTCCGACCAGAGGGAAACCAGCTCTTCGGCTTCTGTGCGGGGCATCTTGGCATAGGCCTGCGGATAAGCCTGTTTTAATCGCCCCAAAAGGCTAATTACGTCAGCTCTTTCCACGGTTCTTTTCCTCCTCCAACATCTCGGCGAATACATCGCCTCCGACAAACGGCTTATTCTGCGACGCTTTGCCGCCCTTGTCCTGCTCTCTGGCAAGCCAAGCGGTGATGAAACGTTTAATCCCTCCGCGTGTCTTTCGCTTGGTAGGGTTCGCGTCGCACCATCCCGCCATGTTTCTGAGCTGTTGCAGAACGTCAACGTTCGGATAGAGCTGCGACCATTTGGCCCTGTCGTTCTCCGACACGTCATAGAACGTTCCGTCATTCAGCGGCAAAGAAATCACCGGCGGCGCGTCAGCCGCTTGCGGCTCAGCGCATAATATGTACTCTTCTTTACTCTTCTCTACTCTACTTTTCTCTACTTTACTTTGTCGTTCGATGTCAGCATTTTTTGAAAAAATGTTTACATTTTTCGCAGAAATGTAAACATTGGGCAAAATTTGGGCAACATCAACCAGAAGGATGTTGTAATCGACTTCGAGAGTTTTACGGCGGCTGACTGCCTCGAAGTACCTTTCCTGTATGCCTTTAGAGGTCAATACGTGGTACTTGTCATACTTCTCTTTGTCGAACATCCCTCGTCTGATAGAAGCCTCTATTATTTCGGAAACGACGCTCCCACCCAACCCGACCTTGCGGGCGAACAAAAGCGCAACCTCCTCTGTCCATTCAATGTAGTAACCCGCCTTGCCGTAAATCTCTTGCAGCAAGTGAACGACTACACCAAATCCTGTCAAGCCAAATTCTGCTTCTATCAGTTCAAACTTTGCGTTCAATGTGACATCAAGCGGAAAGTAATCGATCCCGCTCTTTGCCATAGACTACTCCCTTAAAACGGCAGCTCGCCGTCGTCCTCGCTGACCTCTGCAAAGCCGCCTGCGGCGCTCTCTGCGGCGTATTGCGGTGCGGCGGTGTTGTTACCCTCCGAGCGCCTGTTGTCCGCGAAATACACGCTGTCAGCCTGCACCTCGTAGCTCCTACGCTTGTTGCCGTTCTTGTCCGTCCAGTCGCGCATCTGCAAGCGCCCCTCGACGCCGATCATGCGACCCTTATCGGCGTAGTTGCAGAGCACTTCTGCCGTGCCGCGCCATGCGACAACGTCGATCCAGTCCGTGCCGCCCTCTTTGCCGTTGCGATCAACGGCAAGAGGGAACGACACAACGGATACGCCGCTGTTCGTCTTTTTCAGCTCCAAGTCACGCCCGATGCGTCCCATCAGGCAGATTCGATTCATGCTCATTTCAATTCCTCCTCGCTTTGGTGTTGGTGCAGATAGAGCACATGGCTCTTGCCGATGGCGGCGTTTTGGGCGAGCCATGCGCGCGCCTGCTCGCGGGATAGATGGCTCTCCATCGCGCGGCTCTCATAGCTGAATTCTCCCGCCTCCAGCTTGCGCTTCATGCGCTCCTGTATCTCCTCTTCGCCGTAATTGGCTTCGATCAGATAAAGGTCGTAGTCCTGCGCCACAATGCCGTCCAGCGAGGCGCAGTCCGTCGCATAGAACACGCGCTCGCCGTTTGCAAATTCGATATGCCACGCACAATTCGGAACATCGTGAGGAATGGAATTGTAGGACACACAGACGGGGTAGAGAAAGGAACAGGAGTAGAACAGCACATGGCATGCCATGCCCTCGTCGGTCACGCGGCGGTCCACGCCGATGCGTCCCATCGGTTCCATGAGCCACGGAGGGACGCACCAGCGCAGCGCAGGGCGCAGGAAGTGCAGGCGCTTGATGGTCTCGGGGTTGAAGTGGTCGCCGTGAACATGCGTCAGCAGGACGAGCCTCAATCCCTTGCAGTATGGTTCGAGTTCCCGAAAGGGAACGCCGCAGTCAATGAGTATTTCATCATTCAGCAGTACGGCGTTCCCCTTGGAGCCGGTCGAAATGACCTTGACCTTACAGATCATTCATGCTCACCTGCTTGGTGGTGCCGGTCTTTCCGTCGTCCGGCGTACCGAGGGCGTCAGCGGGAGCGGGCAGCTCGTCCTTGACCTTGCCTGTGGTCTCGTCCACTTCGACGGTCTGGAGATCAAAATACTGCTCGCGGCTCGCGCGTCCCTCTTTCAGTGAGGTATACACATTACGCAGGCGCACGATGCTCTGCGCCGTGAACGCTTCGGCCTTGCAGCCGATGTACTTTTCAAGGCACTCCATCGGTACGCCGAAGTCATCCTTGAACGCCTGTCCCATCTTGCGTACGCGGTCGATCATGGGTTCATCGCTCTTTCCCATCATCGTCTTGGTACACGCCGCAAGAGCGGCGTCTACCACGTCGCCGGGGATAATGCCAAGAATGCACGCGCGCATACGGCGCGCGCCCTGATTGGCGACCATTTCATAAATGTCGCGCGGGTCGGTGAGGGCAACGCTGCCTTTCTTGGTGTAGCGGATATGCGGCACGGTGAAGATCTTCGTCTGGCGGGTGTTGGTCTCCAAATCCCAGCAGTAGGCCATGACGGTACTCTCGCCGTTCTTCTGCTCCAGCTCGGTAATGCCGAAGTCGAGGTTGCCCCAATTCTGCGCCATGACCTCGGCGAGACGGATCGACGGGCCGGTCACATTCTCGCCGCCGCGCGGGTATTCATAGATCGCGCGCTCGGCAAGGCTCTTGCGCTTGCAGGCGTTGAGAATGCGGTTGTTCGCTTCGATCTCGTCACGAGGGAAACGCTTGGCGACGACCATTGCCGCCTGCACTTCCTGTGCCTGACGGGAGATCATCATTTCGGTGTTCACGCTCTTGGCGCTCACAACTTCGGTGCTGTTGTAGGTCTGCATTTCGTTCATCGTAATGTCCTCCTCAAATAATCATTCGTACTGATAGCCATTGCTGACAAGGAATTGCTTCAAAAGGCGTAGGCGCTCGCGCGTATCGGTCACGCGGAACGACACCGTGAGGCGTTCGACCGCCGCCTGCTCCACGCGCTTCGGGACGACCTGCGGGGCCGCTGCGCCGGTATCCTCGCGGACGGGTGCTCCGGCAGCACGGGCCTCCTCCATTTCCGTGCGGCGTTTCACGACCTCGCGCTCTTCCTCGGCGCGGCGGTGACGCTCGTTGACAACGGAGATCGCAAGCGAGAGGTCGAGGTTCTTTTTGTACTCCACCATGATCTCCGGCGCGTTCTCGCCCATCGTGCCGATGGTTTTCATGTCCTGCGCCACGCCGTCCACCTTTAGCTTGATCTGCTCCATGAGCTTCTTCGGCGTCTTGGCTCTGGCGCTCGCCATATCGACCTTAACGCCGGTCTGCCCGAACGAAAGAAAGTCGATCTCGTTGACCGCGCACAGCTCCCGAAAATAGCCCAGCAGCATTTCCTCGCAGCGGCTCTTGATCTCGCTTTCCGTCGCGTCGATCTTGGCTTTCAGGTCTGCGTCGGCGCGCTTGTACGGGTCGGCGATGCACTCACGGTAGACGGATTCGAAGCTGTCGTACTTCTCCATGATTGCGGCTTTAATGGCCTTGCGCTGGGTCTCGGCATCGGCAAACTCGCGGTTCATTTCGGCGCGAATGTTCTTCACGCTGGTTAAGGTCTCGTCGGTGCAGACAAGGCTCATTGCCTCTGCGACGCGCTGCTCCGTCTGCTCCTTCCGGCTCATCAAATGCTCCTCGATCACGGGGAGTTGAGTCACTTTCATCAGGGTGTTATCCATCTTCGGTCTCCTCCAATTCTTCAAAATACATTTCCTCTGCGCCGCAGTCCGGGCAGAACTTTTCCGTCACAAGGGCATAGCCGCGCTCCCCGTCAAGGTTATCGCGCCTGCGCAAGACATCGGGCTCGTCAAAGGCCAGCCCGCACCATTCGCAAATGTACATCACATCATCGCCGAGACCGCGATGAGCACCGCCGCCAGCAGCAGGCAGATACCGGCAAAAAGCATTGCCTCGTCTGCCTTGCGCTGCTCGCGCGTCCGTCTGTCGTGCTTTCTCATCGTCTGCACCCCCTGTCGATATACGGCAGCAGATCATACAGCACCTTGCACACCGCGCACGCGCCGATGACGGCAAGCCCCGTCGTGAAGTCGCAGCCGTTGAGCGCGATCACCGCAGCGGCGATGCCGCCGAAAAACAACGTGTCGATCATGCCTCCACCTCATATCCAAGAAATTTCAAGAACGAAAGCCGCGGGATGACCGTGATCGTTCCGATGCGGCTGACCGGAAATCCGAGCTGTTCGGGGTGGTCTTTCGCCGCAATGCTGATCGAATAGGGCTTCCGCCCGAGTACCGGCGCGATATCCGCCGGCGTCAGCACCGGCTTGTCCGATGCAAGCATTTCTTCCACCGTCATGTGCGCTCCTCCTTACTCCTTCGGGATCAGCCGCGTCACCGGCACATTCAGGTGCTTCGCAATGCGCATCACCGTGTAAAGGCCCGGGATTCGCCCTTCTTTCCACGCCGTCACATTGCTTTTGCTCATTCCGAGCGCCACGCATACGGCGCTCGGCGTCGTGTGCTTCTTCTTGCACACTTCTTTCAGCAGTTCGTAAAACAAGTCATTCCCTCCATTCAAATAGTTTGAATTAGAGAACCTTTTGTGATAGAATAAAGCTGCACGTGCGGAAAGGGGTGATGCCCATGCAGGCCACTTCGGCTATCGCAGGCTTCATGCCTACTTTCCTGTGTTCCCGGTAACTGAACGGACAGCGGTGCGGTCAGCGCACCCGTTTCTCATACGAAGCCGTTCAACCGCGCCGAGGGGTGCTCGCCTGCACCCGCAACGCGGCGGAAACAAAGTGTGACGAGATACGGCGGGAAGGCGACCCGCCGCATTCTCAACCGCGCGTTTGCCTCACCCTATCACAAAAGGCTCTTGACAGTTCACTAAAAAGTACTATAATGGAAGCGCCAACAACCAGCAGAGTACTTTCATTAGGACTGCCTATGGTCTTATTATAGTTCCCCTTAGGAAACTTTTCAAGCCATTTTTGTCCCTTTAGAGTACTTTTGTTCCTATGACCAATAGTGGAGGTAGCTTTTTGGGGACTTTGTACGAAACCATTCGTTCTTTGTGTGATAAGAAGGGGATTAAACCCGGAAAAATGTGCTCTGACTTAGGTATGAGTAAGAGCATTATGACGAAACTGCAAGATGACCCTACAAGAACCATAAAATTAGATACCGCAAGAAAGATCGCCGACTATTTCAGCGTAACCCTTGAGGAATTGGACAGCGGTGATTTATCTGAAAGCGACGCAGAAAAAGCGCCTGCTTTCAATGATGAAAGCAAGCGCCCGTATGTAGATATGGATACCGCGCGCATCTGGTCGCCGCACCCTGTCGCGATTCTGGCCGCGCAGTATAAGGTCCCGACGACCACGTTACAGCAGATCATCGGCTGTGACTTTAACATGGCGGGGAATATCGCACTGGGGCTGGAAGCGCCCACCGACGAGCAGCTTCGCCGTGTCGCCGCTGCTTTCTGCGTGCCCTATGGCGACCTCATGCGCGGCTGGGTTCCCCTGTACGCCAATCGAGACCTTTCTTTTGACAATATTCACCGTAGGTCAGATCGCTCCCATTCACCGGAATATCGGTGATTTTCGGCATGACGGCCTCGCGCAGCGCATCAAATGCCGCGTCGCGTTCGCTTTCTGGCAGCGCGGCGATCCGCTCTACCTCTTTTCGCAAAAACTCCTTTTTCTGCGCATCTGACATCGTTAAGTACTCTTGGCGCTGTTTGTCGTTCATCTTTTTATCCTCCGTATGTAAATAGTTTCAATTATCATATACCGCGCCGCGGTTCATTTCACCGCAGGGAATGGTTTTAGGAGGTCTTGCACGTGGGATTGTATACCGACCCAAATTATTTTGAAAAGCAAGCGCACTACCAGCACCGCAAAGTAAAGAAAGTCATTAAGGCGGTGTCCTCTAAGTCAAAGCAGCCTGCCCCTGAAGAGGCGGTATCAGAAGCCTCGACGCAGGTTGATCCGGAATCCGCCTCACGCGATATCCATGATCACCCCGTTGAACCAACAGTTGATGAATTTGACGAATCTCCCGACTTAACGCAAATGACGCAAGAAGAATACGACGCGTTCATGATGGGAATGACCGTCGAGCAATACCGCGTCTATCGGCAGATGGTTTTAGAAAACGAATCCAAGAGAAACAGGCGAAAGCGGATCAGCAGAAAGCAGCGCTCTTCGGAAGTTGATATCCTGTTGGTAGCATTAAAGCCGCTGCTTTTCGCAGCCGTCATCTGCGGGATCATCTGGGTTTCAATTGAAAGTTCCGGGCCATTGAACGAGTCCGACATGAATGATTCTCCGCCAGTAAAGCCTCCAACTGAAACGGTTGGTAGTGGAGGGGGCAGGCTCGTCCCACTGCAACCTGTGAGCTTTCGCAATGGGCAGATTGTCACATACCCGTCCGGCGATCAGGTCGCACCTTTGACAGTGCAAACCGCTGGAGATTCCAATTTCTATATCGTGTTAAAACCAATCGACGGAGAGGCAATATCCAATGGGGCAATGTCTTTCCTCGTGTCGGCAAGAAGTGCCGAAGTAGATGTGCCGCTCGGCACATACGCGATCTATTACGCGTATGGTCCGGACTGGTACGGAAAAGAGTATAAGTTTGGAGAAAGCACCGAGTATTTCAAATGCAACGAAACGTTTGAATTCACCGCAGATGACGAAATGGTTTACGGGTGGACGCTAACTCTCTATAAAGTATCCAACGGGAATATGAGCACCGATGAAGTGTCGAAAGATTATTTCCCGGATATTTAAGCAAAGCCCTCGCCGCCTCTGCAACACCGGCGAGGGCTTTTCAGCAGCAGCGGGGAGCGGTCGCCGCTGCTTGCTTTGACCTTATCGCGCTTTACCTTACCACTTCAATACCAAGACCTTGCAACACGACGGCATTCGACCGCATTCGACAGGCCCACTTTTGACACCCCAAAAGTATGAAAACCGGAAAAGTTAAGGTGATGTAAATGAACATTCAAGAGCTATGCAGAATTCGTAAAGAAGAATTGAAACTGACCTACCACGACATTTCCGACGCTTCCGGCGTGCCGCTGTCCACCGTGCAAAATTTCTTTTCCAAGCTGTCGAAAGCCCCGTCCATTTACACCGTCGCGCCGATCTGCAAGGTGCTCGGCATATCCCTTGATGAAATATTCGGAATTTCCGAACACTTGACGCCGACCGAGGAGACTTTGCAGGCGCGCAACGATGAGCTGGAACGCCACGTTGACGCAAAGGCTGATACCATCGAGATCATGCGGCGCGGCGTGCGTATCCGCAACGGCGTGATTTTAATTCTGTTTATTATGGTGGTGTTGCTGGCTGTATGGTGCTTGTATATCGATCTGCATTGCGCCGATTACGGATTTTGGAGGGGCTGACATGGCGAATTGCATCAAATGTAAAGCAGCGCTGCCGGATGGCGCGCTGTTTTGTCCTATGTGCGGCAAAAAGCAAGCATCTGTCGACCGAAAAGCCACAAGGCGCGGCAACGGAACAGGGACGGTCTATAAACGCGGCTCTTCATGGGTAGCCGAAATCACCAAAGGCTACCGTGAAGAAGGAGGCAAGCTGACCCGCGTGAAAGCGAAAAAATGCGGCTTCCGCACAAAACGAGAAGCCTTAGAATATATCCCTATGCTGCGGACGCAAAAGCCCCGTGAAAAGGATATCACTTGGCGCAAGGCATATGAGCTTTGGTTCCCAACGCATCGCGCCGACAAGTCCACGCTGAATTGCTACGCCGCTGCCGAAAAGTATTTTGCACCGATCGAATTTATGAAGCTGGCCGCGGTCGAGATTGATGACATCCAAGAATGCATTGATGACTGCCCGCGCGCCAAACAGACGAAAAAGAATATGCGCACCGTGTGCAGCCTGATCTACAAGTATGCCGTTCCGCGCGGATATGCCCCTATGAGTATGGCCCCGTATCTCACCGTCACCGGCGAAAACGCCGCGCCGCGCGCGAGCTTTGATGCCGACCAGATCGAGAAAATAAAAGAGGCGTGCGGCGTGATTCCATACGCCGACTATATCTACTGCATGTGTTACCTCGGCTTCCGCCCTACAGAATTTCTCGGCCTGTCGATTGATAACTACGACAAGAAAGAAAAGGTGCTTCGCGCTGGTATCAAGACCGAAGCGGGCAAGAATAGAACCGTCACGATATCACCCAAGATTCAGCCCATCATAGACCGGCTGTCAAAAGATAAGATATCCGGCGCGCTATTCTGTAACGAAGAGGGGAAAGCGTTCAGGTATGACTATTTCCGCGACGAGGTTTTCTATCCCACATTAAAGGCAATCGGCATTGACAATCCAATCGAAAACAAGCGGCACAAGTATTCCCCCCATACATGCCGTCATACGTTCGCAACACTGATGAAAAACATTCAGGCGTCGGACAAGGACAAACTCGAGCTGATCGGTCACGCAAGCCCCGAAATGCTGCGGTATTATCAGGATGTTAACCTCACCGACCTTCGAAAAATCACCGATGCAATATAATTTTTCTGTTACCCCCTCGTTACCCCCATCGAACGACTTCCCGTTGATATTCCGTCGTTTTTCGGTGACTGGGGGTCAAGAGGCCGTGAGTTCAAGTCTCGCCACTCGGACCAAGAAAAACCTCGAAACCGTTGCGGTTCCGAGGTTTTTTCATATTTAGACTATTCTGGCAAATTCTCGATTATGCCCAATATTTCTATCCTGTTACCCCCGCAGTTACCCTCGCCAAAAAGGCCTCTACCCATTGCGGGCAGAGCCTTTTTGGCTAATAGTGCATCATTTTTTGGGCTCGCTCATCCCTCTCGAAACATCCCTTGCATCGTCCGAACCTCGGCAGCTCTCTCGATCTGCTTCCTGTGCAGATAGTCATAGAGACACTTCATGCCCTCGGGCGGCTCGCCGTGCTCCTGCCGGTACTTCTGGATGACGCCAGCGACCTCGGCGTGGAGCATCGTCATGTGATGCATCTCTTCGCCGGAAAGCTCGTAAAACGTCTTCGCAAGAGCGGGACATTCGTCCTTGTACTCGAGCGCGCATTTCGCGTACTTCATCGCGTCCTCGATTTCCTCGTCGACCATCGCCGACAGTTTTTCAATGAGTTTCATTTTCTTCCTCGCTTTCTGCGGTCGGCTTCGGCATTGCTTTTTTGATCTCCGCCAGTGCCGCGTCGCCGATCTGATTGCCGATGCTGCGCCCTGTGGGCGTGGCCACCATCGCGCCAAGCAGCATCCCAATCAAGAGCTGCACCATCGCGCACCTCTCATATTCGCTGCACGCGCAGCGCCACATTATTGACCGTAGCAGCGGCACCGGTGAGCACCAGCGTCAATGCGGACCCTGCCGCGCAGCAGACCTGACGCACAAGCGCCGGAATGCTGAGATCGACCGTGCCGTTGGCGGCGGCAGTCGCCGAGGCGGTCGCGCCGGGGACGGCGACGCCGTCCTTGTAGAGTGTAACGGTGACGGTTCCGGCAGCGGCAGGCGTGACGGTGACCGAGGCGTCGACATCGTAGTAACCGGCACCGGTGATGTTGACAGCGTTGCCGTTGAGCGCCACGTCACAGCCGTAGCGGCGGATAAGGCTGCCAAGAGGGATGACGCCGTCGACCGCGACTGCGGTGGGCGTCTGCATGGCAGCGTAAAGAGCGGATTTACAAGACATTTTTTATTCTCCTTCCATAAAAATGGCGGGGCTATTGCCCCGCCTGTTACCCGGCCATAGGGGCCTGCCATGTCCCCCGAGCGGGGAATATGGCCTTAAAGGTTGACGTTGCCGTTGCAGCCGCAAGACGCGGGGATGATCTGGCCTGCGCAGGTCGAAGCCACGCCGTACAGTGCGGGCTTGGTCAGCATGCGGCCCTCGATCGCATCCAGACGGCGGTTGAAACCGCAGCAGCAATCGGAGATCTTCGCCGCCAGGGCGTCTGTCTGCTCCTTGGTGAAGATGCCGTTCTTGAGGTTCTGGTTCTCCATCTTGAGGTCGAAGATGGTCTCCTGCAGGCGCTGCTCGTAGATGCGGCTGGCCTGACTAGTGATCGCCTCGGTGCTGGCGTTGATTGCCATGCGCGTGTCGTTGCTCTGCTGCTCGATGAGATACTGCGTGCGGGACGTGTCGATGATCCCCTGCTTTTCGACCTCGCAGTTGCTCACGCGGTTGCAGCCGGTGTCATTGACGGGATACGGCATATTACCGCGTCCAAAGCCAAAGCCGTTGCCAAAGCCGCCAAACAGCGCCGCGATGACGATGATGATAAACAGTACCGCAAGCCAGCTCATGCCGGTGCTCTGATCGTTGTTCATAGTGCATTCTCCTTTCCTCAAAAATTATTCCAACGGCTATTTCAGCCGGGGGAATTTGGTTGAGCGCCCCGTTTTGCCATTCTGCGGGGCCTGTGAGGCGTTCTGTGCCCCACCGAGTATCTTGTTGGCATCGGAGCGCAAAGCCTCCGGCGTCGTACCGAGAAGCCCGCACAGGGCCTTCGCCTGCATCGTGCGCCCGTAGCGCGCATAGAGGCTGTTGGCAATGCCCGGGTCAATGCCGAGCCTGCGCGCCGTGCTCTGCACGCCCTCCAGCGTGTCAGCCGTCCCGCTGATCGCCTGCTCCGCTTTCGTTGCCGCGCTTTGCAGGTCTGCGGAGGGGAACATTTTCGACGCTGCCGCTATGATCTGCTTGAGATCCATTCTCTTTCAGCTCCTTTACTTGGTCCGAGAGGCCCTTGATGACCTCGGCCATGTCGCTCATGGCTGACTGCATCTCGCTCATCAGCTGCTCCTGCGTTTTTGGCGGCGTGATGACGCCAAGCTCAACGAGTTTGTCGTAATACTGCTGCGTCGTGCCTTCCAGCTCTGCGTAGGCGGCAGCCGTCTTCCCGATGAGCTGCTGGCGGTTGCCGAAATAGTCGGTCTGGAAAATATCACCGTTGTCGATAACACACATCATGCAGTTTCCGCCGCTGTATCCGGCAATTGCAAATTGGTCCATGCGCGCACCTCCTTTTGTTGTCTCAATGATAACGAAAAAGAGGCCCCGCAAAGAGCCTGAAAAAGGTCTTTGTAGGGTCTCTTCTTTATGTGTTTTTGATGCCGTCCGCGATTTTGCTGTACGCCCGGCGCCGCCGCGTCTTCACGTACTCCGGTGAGACGTGCAGCGTCTCCGCGACTTCGACGCGGCTCTTCCCGCGCACATCGCATTCAATAAGGCAGTACGCCTCATCGGGCGGCAGCTCAAACGATAAGATATACGCCACGGCCCGCTTGGGGGCCATAGAGGATAATTGCGCGCGGATTGACCTGTGCTGACTGTCCATGCCCGTGTAGGGCTTGCAGAGGCGCTTGCGCGTGGGCTTTCGCCGCCCGCTCCTTCCTGTGCCCGATTAGGACACCGTTATTTTGTCGCTCTCTGGATCATCGTCACGGCTTCCTGACGCGTGATAAGCCCCTGCGGCGCGCTGCCGTCCGTGATGCCCGCCGCCTTGGCCTTGTCCCAGTCTGCCTTTGCCCAAGTTGCCACGGGCTTGGTGCCGAGCTGCGCAAGGTAAGCGTCCATCAGCTTGTTAAACGTTGCCTGATCCATGTATTCCTCCATTTCCGGCGGATACTTGCCCGCCAAAATCATGCTCCCTGTGTACTTGAGGTGGTTATCCCATTGAAAATGCGGGCGGTCGGGGAACTTCTTCCAATCGCCGCCCCACGAAAAGCCGACCTGCTTGCCGATCTGCCCGCAGCGGGCGAAAAACGACGGATCGTCGTACTCATGCCCCTTGACGTTTTTGCAGATATCGAACGCAAGCCCCGCCTTGACACCGTGGAACGTCGGGCGCGTCGCGGTTTTTGCCGCGTAGCCGTTTGCGGCCAGATACCGCTGGTACTCGTCATCTCGAACCGTCTCCGTCACCAGAACTGGAAGCCCCGCCTCCTTGCAGAGGTCGAGGAAAATGACGCAGTTTGCGCGCACATCCGCGCGGAGATCGGCGATATCCCTACTGTGATACATTTTCGTCACCCTTGCTGTCGATCACGTCCTGCGTCTTCTGGCTCTGCGTGCCGAAGTAGAACGCGATGATGACCGCATAGATCGTCATGAAGTCCTGCGAGATGTTGCCCGTCACCGCCATATAGGCGAAAACAGCGGTCAGCACCAGCGTCACGAGGCTCTTGACGCTCATCAGGTTTGCCAGTCTTTTGTGAATCAGTTCCATGTTATTCGTCCTTTCCTTTAATCTTGATACCAGCCAGCATGCCGAGTTCCGCCGTCCACGCGGCGAACCACGCGACGGTCAGGCTGTCCGGCACTACCTTGTCATGCGCGGTCAATACGAGCACCGCAATGCAGTACCAGCAGAGGTTGAGCACTGCCGCAATGACGTACTTATCCCGCTTTCTCCACTTCTTCATAAGGCTACACCCGACAGCAGCCACGCGATAAACGCGCCCGCCAGCGCCGCGAGAGCCTTGTCGACCAGGCTGTCCCACCGCTTCCCCGCCTTGCCCGTGATTGCCTTTACGTCCTCTTTGATCTCTTTGACGTCGCCCTCAACGGTCTCCTGCTTGGTCGCCAGCACTTCGACCGACGTTGCCAGCCTGTCAAGTGCCGTTTGGTGCTCCTGTAACTCATTGATTCGATGCGTATTGCTCTTGCACCTGCTTTCGATCAGCGCGATATCTGCGTCATCGTAGTGCTTTGCATTGTCCATTTTTCACGCCCCCTTATTTTTATGGTGTTCTCCATTGAGCCTATCATGCCGCTTCCGCAAACTCACCACGGGGCAAAAGAACCTGTCGGACCACCGACAGGTTCTTTTTCTTTACGCCGCTTTCTTCCGCGCGATTGCAAGCTGCTCGTCCACCCGCGCGCGGTTCCAATGGCGAATGCTCTTTCCGACGCCGAAGTCCTCAAAGAGGGCTGCACGCTGTTCATCGGAAAGCCCCTTCTGCTGATAAACAAGCTCCATGATCTGTAAGCCTTCACTGTTGCTGATGGTATCCCCGTTTTTGTCCTTCAGGCTTTCGATCCCGCCTTTTGCCAAATAGAGCGCAATATACTGGGCTTCTGAAACGCCCGTTTTTTTGACGGTATCTATGGCCTTTGCCGCCCACCCGTCCGTTTGGTAATTGCTTACGCTCATTTTCCCAACGATGTTGGCATATTCGTAGGCTTTCGCAACGGCATCTGCCTTATCGCCGTCGCTCATGGACTTATAGCTCGCAAGTCCCGTGAGCTCGCTGACGATCTTATAGGAAGTCTGCCCGCGCTTTGTGGCGTACTTGACGTATTCCTCGCCGGTCAACTGTTTGTTTTCCTTATCCACGGTAAAAGATTTCGGTGCGCGCTGCGGCAGGACTTTGGCCTCACCGGTCGCCTCATACAGGCGGCTCAATTCATCTTCCATTTTGCTGCCGCTTACCTTCGAGGTATACGCGGGATTCGAAAAATTGTTAAATGCCCGCGCGACCACGCCTCCGGAGTTTTCCGTGCGCCCCCATGCGTCGATAAAGGGAATCTGCCCGTAGTCAACGCCCGGAATACGCGCGCTCGCCTTGCCGAGCGCATATTGCATATCCGGCGTCAGGAATTTGTTCTTATCCGTATAGGTCGTCATGCGCGTGCTTTCGCCCGTGCGCTCCGCCTGCCCGAAGACCGTCGGGATACCCTGCGTCAAATAACTCGTCGCCGCGCTTGCTACCGCACTGGTTAGTGCGTTTGTGTCCCCGGAGGACGCATACCCCACCGCGTCAAAAACGTCGTTCAAGCTTTGCAGACAGCTCATGGAAAGAAGCGGGTCCGTCACGTTGCTTGCTGCCTGAAGCATATCACTCATAGTGAGATACCCGTTGTTCGCCTGCATCTGCTCGTAAAGGTTTGCCCCAACGAAAAACGGAAGCGCTTCCGGCGCAAGCCAATCCAGCGTAATACTCGTGCCATTTGGCAACTCCATCGCATATTCCTGATGCCCTTGCAGCTCGTCGAACTTTTTCTTCTTCTCGTCATCACCGCCGCTGCCGCGAAGAATGCCCTCTTTCGCCATATAAAGGCCGAGCATCATCAGCCCCGTGCCGGTCAGTCCGGCGGCGGCCCGGTCGATCATTTCGGTCGCCTGCATATTACCCTTCTGCACCTGCACAAGGTCATAGCTTATGCTTTTGAGGAAACCAATAGGGCTGTATTCCACGCCGCGCACCAGAATGTTGGCTGGTGTCTTGCGGAACGGCAGGATTCCTTCGGCGAGGGTGCTTCCGAGGCGTTTCATCTTGTTATCCCCGCGGTATCTGCCGAGATCGGAGATCATCTGTGAAAACGCATTGGTGTCTCGATAGGTTGCTTTCTGCGCCTCTCTGATCGCGTATTCGCGTGCCGCTTCAATGCCTTTCCCGCCAGCGACCTGCTCCGCGGTAATGCCATTTGCTTTGCAGAATTGCGCCAGCGCCGCCGCGTAATGCGGCTTGGAGAACCATGCGTCTTCCGCATCCAGCGCCGTGCTATTGAATTTGCGCATCGCTTCCAGCAGCTTCGGTTTGAAGATCGTGCGCCCTTCCTCGATTTCCTGTCGCACATTGACATTATCATTGTACTTGCCGCTGCCAAGCGCCTGCTCGCGAATGTTGGCATAGTCGCTCCACGCCGCCTTGATAAGCCCTGCGTCCTTCGTCGTCAGGATAGCTTTCGTGCGTCCGACTTTGCCGCCGCTCACAGCATTCGCAGCGCTCTCAATGCCTGCGCCGATGACGTTCTTTACCGTGACAGCAGGAACAAATCCTACGTTGCCAACGATGTTACGCACATGCGTACGTGGATTACCAAGCATCGAAAGGTAGCGCCAAGCGTTCCATTTGTCAATGAAGCGGCTCGGCATCTGTCTGCCGATATCACGATAGATTTCCTTCATTGCCTCGGTGCGCGCATCGTCGTCCTTTGCGTTCAGGAACTTCTCAGCGAGGTCACGGTCAATCTTCAGATCAGGGGCCTTTTCCCCGTACTGCTTTTTGAGATCTTCTGTCAAGTTCTCCACGCTGCGCTGCGCCGCATAAAGCTGCGTACTGGGGTCCTGCTGCTTGAGCAGCCGCGTTGCCTGCAACGCCTGCGCCGCATTTCTCTGGCGCTTTACGATGGTGTCGAGCACATCGATAGCTGTCTCCACATCACCGCTGTTTGCTGCATTGTTGTAGAGCGCCCAGCCAATCGCCGTATTCTCCTTGCTGATTCCCTCTTTGGTGGAATTTTTCCATTTATTCAAGGTCTTTTGCCAACCTTCGGTTTTGATGCGGCTTTCTGCGTCACTAATGGCCTGCTTGTCCGTATAGCGGTCGTAGGAGAAATCTCCTTTTGCCACCATTCGTTCCAGCGTCGGCACCATTGCGTCCGGCGTTGCCTTTGCTTCCAGCACCGTGCGGATCGTGCGGCTGACGTATTTGTCATCCGCCGTCTTCTTCGGTACCTGCACTTCGCGGTATGCACGCTCGCCCGCCGGGATATATCCGTACTTCTCTTTCAACGCTTCGTAGTTCTCCTCGGGAATCTCACGGGAGAATTGCGCGTCATTCACGCCGTTGACCTTGGCGAGGCGGTCCGCTTCGTCTCCGGCCTTGTACTCCACGACGTTCATGCCCGCATTGCGCATCTCGCCCAGCAGGTCCGCCGGCGCATTGTCCGGTGCGACAACGGCAAGCGCTTCATCAAAGCCGACGACGCGCTGGGGCTTCGCCTCGTAGTACCCCGTCGGGATATTGGCTGCGCGGTCAATGAGCGCAAGGATGCTCTTGGCGTGCCCGTCGGATATGGCATAACCTTCCTTGCGGAACGCCGCCTTCACCGCCGCCGTGGTCTTCTTCCCCTTGGCCGCTTCTGCGATGATGCCGCTCAGGTTTTGCTCCTCCTCGAAGCTGTTGTCGTACTTGTGCATCGTGGTGAGCATCAGATCGTTCACCACACGGTCAAGATAGATGCCGAGGTCTCGCAGCGCCTTTGCGTGCTCCTCCTCGCTTACCGTGCGCAGTCTTGCCTCGTCCGCGTGCATCTCGTCCACGGTTTTGTATTCCTGCGTGGCCGTCGCCGCCAGCGTCTCCGGCGTGATGCCGTATACATTTGCGCCCTTGGCCGCGGCCATATTCATTGCCTTCACGATGTTCTCGGCCGTGTAGTCCCAATGCGTCTCCGCAAAGCTGCGCCTGCCGCGATCCGTCACGGCGTCCTTGCCGTTGTAGATGCCGCGCTCGCCCAGCAGCCCCTCCAGCTGTGGCTGCACCCAGTCTTTCACCGTCTGCAGCGCATCGTTCCAGCTTCCGCCCGGTGCGATCATCTCCATCATCTTGGCCGCCGTGGCTTCCTTGTCGATCTCGCCCGCGCTTCCGCCGCTCTCATAGAACTCCTGCGTGCTCCGGATGAAGTCCTCCACCCGGTTAGGGAACACGTTGTTCTTCATGTAGTAGTCGATGCGCTTCTCCTTGGATTCCGGTCTGCGGTTCAGGAAGTTGGCGTGTTCCTCTGCGTAGACCTCCCGGATGGCCTGTTCCGCCGGTTTCATCTCTTCCGCCGTCAGGCGCTCGCCGGTCATCAGCTTCACCGCCAGCCGCGCCACTTCCTGTTCGCCCACCGCGTCGAGGTACCGCTGAATGGTCGCGTTGCTGAAGAAACGGTCGAACTGCTTGTCACGGTACACCGGTTCAAGGCTCTTGCCCTCGCTCTGAAGGAATGCCGCCTGCACCTCCGGATGGTTCGCCAGCTTGTCGGCGATCTCTTCCGGCTCCCATCTGGTCTCATTCTCCAATCCGATCTTGCCCAGCGTGCCGCTGCCTTGGAAAACGCCGCCCGCAAACTGGCTGGACAGGTTCTTGATGTTCTCATCGAACGCCCGCCGCGCCTCGTAGTTCACCTCGCGCTCCACCAGGGCGTTATCGTGCGTCGGCGTCCATGCGTCGCCGCCGTAGACCTTGTTCCTGCTGTCCGCTTGCGGATCAATGGTCCCGCGCGGGAAGATGGCGGAGTATTCGCCGTAGTTGGCGTGCCCCTCTTTTGCCTTCACGACGGCGATGGAAGGCGACGGCCACGCGCCGATGTCGAGCGTGCGTCGTAGCTTTTCCTCGGTCATATTGTGCATGGCGACGAGGGTTTTTGTCTCTTCAACCGGTGTCTCCATACTGAACTTCGACTTGACATTTTGCGTGTCGCGAGATAGACTATACTCAAGAGCATCCCCTCGCAGAGCGCCGCTGTTCGCAGTGGAAGAGCCGTTAATTTGGGGGATGCTTCTTTCTTGCATCTGCCCAATATTATAGATCATCTTACCGTCTGCGCTCTGCGCCGTCGATATCGTAACCTTGTAATATTTCCCGTCAAAGTCTTTGAAAAACGCCGTGCGATAATTCCAACCGCTACTTGCCATGTCTCCATGTCGACTGTTATGATCTACAACGTTCCTGTCCCCCTTGACAGAAACCTGCGCCAACTCGTCAATATGCGATGCTGCATTTACTTTTCGCTCAAATGCCGCCTCGCTCATAGTACGCCCATCGCTGGTGTGGTTGTCGCTCAGTTTCCCTGCCGAGGTCGCAGTCAGGACCAATTCGTCGCCATCCGCGCCGATAAGCTTAACGTCTTGTCCACGGCGGATTTTCCCGTTAATATAGTCTTCCAGTTGTTCGCTCCAACTCTGCGGGTCATTTCCAAAAATGACCTGTCTGTCGGCGCGGACATATTTTTTGCCATCGGCAGCTTCTTCAATGCTCGCCCTGCCATTTATTTTGCTTGGCGGCGCACGCGTGCTTTCCTGCGCAACGGTTTCGCTCTCCACCTTGATATGTGCAAGAAGAAACGCTGCCGCATCGCTGATCTCACTGTCGGCGAAAATGTTCATATCGCCGAGGCTGTCGCAAACCACCTCTTCCCAAATTTCCTGCGCCGTCATTTCGGTGCCGGCATAAGCGTCTGCATACGCCGTGCAGAGGGAGTCAACCTCACCGCCGGTAAAGGTCTTATCGATGCGCGTGCGTACCTCGTTCAAATCGACTTCGCCCTTTGCGATCATATCATGTCCGGCCTCATGCCGCATGATCTGGTACGACGTAAATTCCGGATGATCCGCACGGATAAATACGCGGTCACCTGAAACGTAGCCGCGCACCTGGAACGTTTTCCCGCTCTTGTCACGGAACGTCAGATTATTCCCGGCAAAGAACGTCACGCGCAGACCGCGCTCTTTGGCGAGGTCCTTCGCCTTGCGCATTTCCGCCGTCTCGTTCTTCACAAGATAGACGCTGTCATTGAATGCGCCTCTGCCGATGCCAAAGCTCGCAGTGCTTACTTTTTCTCCATAATCGAGCGCAGCTGCTTCGCTGTCTGCGAAGTGTCTCCCTTTCTTCCGGCTCTGATCTCGTCCTGTGCTTTCTTCCACGCCTCGTACTTCTCCGCGGGGATTCGCACCGTTATCCCGTTCGCTGCCGTCGCGTAAATGTACTGCTTCTCCATGTTCGGCTCCTTCCTGCTGCGCGTATTCTGCGCGCAGCTCGTCCATTGTCACCTCTCCTGTCTCGAGGGCAAGGCGGTTGTCAGTTACATACTTGTCAAAGCCGGTCGCCTGCGCCTCTGCGCCTGCGATCCGCTGCTTTGCTGCAATATAATCCGTGTTTGGGGCGACCGCCGTTCCATCAACAGCAGTGTACCCATTCGTCAGCATGTCGTCAAGAACGATCTCGAGCGTTTTCGCCGCTTTGACGTTCTCCTGCCCGTTATCGTTGATGATGCGCTGCGCTGCATCAATGATTTGCGTGCGCGTCAGGCCCTCGTCCATCGCCTTGCGCATGGCGGGTGTCTCGAATATCTGATTGCTTCGCTGGTATCCGTTTGCTGTCCGCTGCCGCGCGCCCTTCTGCTGTCCGCGTGAAAGGCTTATATCAGCGATACCGGCGATCTGCTCTGCCGCCGTACTGTAATAACCGTGCAGCTCGGGGTGGTCAAACTGGAAAGCGTTTACATTTCTGCTCGATACATTTTCCTTCGTGCGGCTGTCGATGTGCTCGCCCGTTCCTGCCGATTTCTTTGCGTCGTTCTGTCCGGCAATATAGCCCGCGTAGGCCGTCTCATTCGTCGGGTTCGGGTTCGCCTTGCCCTCTACGCCCGCATTGTAGGCAGGGATAAAGTCCTTCACGTGCTCCGCCGTGTCCTTGCCCTCCTGATACGAGCCGCGGATCGCCTTGCGCCCGCTCTCGCCGATCATGCTGTCATAACGGGCAAAGAGCCGGTCGGCAATACCGTTCACGATTTCCGCGTCGCTGCGCGTCTCCGTCTGCGTCTTCGGCAGTTCGGTACGGCTATCATAATAGCGCCCGCCGCGGTTCCCGATGGCTTCCACGCCACCGCCAAGCCCGCCGAGGATACCGCCGACGAGGAAGTCGTTCAGAATTTCCGATGCTTCCAGCTCGCTATAGCTCCCGCCGAGCGTCTTCCCGTTATAGATCATCTGCAAAGCAGGCTGGATGAGGTCTTCAATGGCTTCCTCGCCGCCCTCTTCGAGGAACGACAGCGCAATCTTGCCCGCCGCGCTGCTGTTGAGCCCTTGCATCGTGCGCTCGATGACATCATCCAAGAAGCCCTTACCGAACATCTTTTTGAACGGCGCTGCCGCGTTGCCGATCTTCTCGGTCGCCACGCTGAGCGCGCCGCTTGCAAAGCCATAGTTTACCTGCTGCTCGTGCGTTGCGCCCTGTCTGCGCGCCTCCTGCGCGCCACTGCCCATGCTACGAATGGCCATAGGGAAAAGTGCTGTTCCAAACATAAAGGGCGATAATGCAATATCTTCTGCCATTTGTGTGCCTGCAACACCCGCATCAACGGCAAGCTGCCCGACTTTGCCCAGCCCACTTTTCGCCTTGTTGATATCTTTTGCGCCGCTGTCGGCCAGCCTGTCAGCAGCCTTGTAGATTGCGCCCGCCGTGCGCTCAACCTCGCCGCCGATGCCGTAAGCCTGCCGATACGCGGCCTTGCGCGCTTCCAGATTCGCGATGACGGTGCGTGCCGTTTCGCGCTCGCTCTCAGTGCTGCTGGGGTCTGCCAGCACGTCGCGCTGTGCCTTGATATCCTGATCCCACAGCGCAATTTCTTTCTCAGCTTCGCCGCGGCGCTGCAAGCCGCTTCCGGTCTGCGCCAAACCGACGGCGTTCGTGACACCCGCACCATAGGTTTTCGCCGCGCCCTTGACGGTATCGCCGACGCGCTGCGTGACCGTCGGTGTCTTAACGTCCTGCACGTGCTGTTCGAACGCTTCTTTGCTCTGGTAGTTCTTCGCGTCCTTCTTCTGTAAGGCCCCCTGCGTAAGATTCTGCGCAAGCGCGCTTTGATTTTTTGGCGTCACGACATTCTGCCGCGTGCGGAACATGGGGCTGCTCGCCTTTGCGGGAATCGTTGCCGCCTTGCTCGGTTGCACTGTCGGCTTCTTCTGCACCACATTGCCCGTAGGGGATGTGCGCTGCACATCCCCCGTTCTCACAAGCCTGCCGTGCGTGCCGGTTCCAACAACCGTCGTCTGGCCCTTGCTCGCTTCCACTTCCGGATTCGCTTTTACTAATCGTCCCATTTAGCCCTCCTCGTAGGAATAGCCGTACTGCGTCAGCAGCTTCTGCATTTCTGCCTTCTGATCACTCGTCATCAGCGGCCATGCCTTGTCGAGCGTCGAAAGGATACGCTCGCCTTCACCGTTTTTCAGCGACGTGTTGAATCCGCTCAGTAGAGCAATAAACTGACCCTGCGGCAGTGTCTTGCCGCTGCTGCCGCTTCCGCTGCCGCCGCCCTGCCCCTCGAGCCAGCTCTCATAATCGTCATACAAACTGCTTGAAGAGGAAAAGCCGTACTTCTTATAGTTGTTGGAGATAAAGCTCTTGGGATAGCCGCTTGCCTGCGCCGCTGCGAACAAGCCATCATAATCCGCCTCGCCGCCGCCCGTAGGCGTGGTGCTGACGCGGGTATTTCTTCTCGCGGCCTGCTGCGCGGCCTGCTGCAATTTATACTGCCATTCCGCATTATAGCGTGCGTCCTCGATGGCGTCGCGTTCCTTCTGGTAGTTATAGTTGAGCTTGTCCTGCTGCTTCTGATACGCCAGCGCATCCGCCGTCTGCTGGTCGCCCACCTGATCGCGCGCAAGCTGGTAAAGATAGTTGCGGTCAGCCAGCCAGCGGTTGTAGTTGTTGTCCTCAAGGCCGATGAGCGTATTCAGGTCGGCGCGGTCAGCATTCAAGCCGTCCTGATACATGCTATAGGCAAGCTGCTGTAATTCGGGAATCTTGTCCGTCATCTGGCTCATCTGGTAGTCGCTCGCCTGTTGGCTCGCTGCCACCGCCGCCGTGGACGGCATCCCGCCCGTCATCACTGCCGCCTTGCCGAGCACATCCTCAGCACTGCGGTCTGCCTCGCGCGTGTACTGCTTGCGATACTGCTGATAGAGCGGGTCGCTCGCCGCGTCGTAGGAAAACGGCGTGCGATTCAGCAGCGCGTCGAGCTTTGCGCTGATCTGTCCGCTCTGATCGTAGTTGTAGCTGCTGTCGCCCAGCTTATCGAGCCAGCTCGTGTCAGCCTTTGCAGGGCTCGCGCCCGTGCCGAGTTTGATGTACTCGCTGCCGTCCACGCCGCCGGAATAGTCGTACTTCGCACGGATTTTCTCCGCCGCGTCGTGCGCCGCCTGCTGGCCCGCCTTGTCTCCCTCGGCATATGCCTTGTTGTAGGCCTCGGTATACTGCCGGATGAGATCAAGGTCGCCAGAATCGTTGATGAGCGTCAGGTCTGTATTCTTGTGTTTGAAATTATCTGCCATTGTCCCCTCACTTTCTGCCGCCCGTCACGTATTCGTACTCGAGCGCATAGAGCCGGTATTCTCCTGTGGCTTTGATTTTTAATCTAAAGTGGTCGCAGCGGCGGATCGGGCAGTTGAGCGTGAAAACGTCTTTCTCCTGTGCCCCGCAGCGGTCGACTTCTTCCCACGCGCCGCCGTCGAACTTGACAAGGAACACGACCGTTGCGCCCTTTTCGCATTCCAGCCGCGCCCGCACGCGCTGCACGTGCTTCGCGTCAAACGATCCGCCGTCGTAGTCGGCAAACTCCGCCTCGCTAATAACAGCGCCCTCGCGTGTTGCGCCGGTCGGGATATCTGCCGGGTTCCCCAGCAGCACGCACCCACCGTCTACTAAGGCCATGATACCGCCCGAGTAGGCCATTTGCACCACGGCAAGCGTATCTTCCTTATGCCACACGCCATTCTCGCTGCTGTAGCAGTACAACGCCGCCTTGCCATCCTCTTTCAGGCTCACGTAGTAGTTGAGGCCGTCGCTTCCTCCCACCGCGTCGGAGAAGCGCACATCATCACCCAGCGCGCGTGAGATGCAGCGCGGCATGCCGCCGCTGTACGCCATGATGCCGACCTTCGAGAGGTAATAGAGCGTTTCACCCGCCACGGCGAGGCTCTTGTGGCTGACCTTCATCACGCCGAGAACAGCACTTGACATGAGTTGGAAGTTTGTCGGAATCGTGCCGTACATCTTGAAGATTTTGTCTTCTTTGAAAAAGCATGGGTAGCCAAGGTAGCTCACGCACGCCGTGAACGCCCCCGCCGTGCCGCTCTCCACGCTGAACGCGTCCGTGGATAGTCCGTCAAACACGTTCCAGTTGTACGGGTCGCCGAGCTTTGAAGCAAAGATGCTGTCGCCCTTGCAGCCCCACACGCGGTTCTCGTTCGTGCAGACAAAATCCATGTCGGGCACGCTGCGCTTGAGCGTGACTGTTCCGGGCTCCGTGATGCTTTCCTGCCCGTCGGGCAGGCGGAAGGTGTTTTCATAAAAGCGCAGCGTCTTTTTGTCCTCGCTGATCTCCCGGATGATGGGTGTGCGGTTGTTGTAGGTCTCCTTTGTGCAGCCCGAGATCGTCACGGCGTCGCCCACGTTGAACGGGAACGCCGCGCCGGTCGTCGTGATGCTGTTTGCCGCCGCCTTTTCGTCGGCATACGTGCCATTCCCGAATTTCAGCCCCGCCGCGGCGTAGCTCGCCTCCATCGGCTTGATCGTGCCGTCCTTTTCGCACACGATCTTGTCGGGGAAGATGAGCACGCGCTCGCCCAGTGCACAGAAAGTCTTTTCGCTGTCTGCGACCGTCGTCTTCTCTTCACCGTTGATGTAGAGCTTCGTTCCGTACACCTCGTATAGCTTGCCCGCACTGAAAATGCCGTTCGCCTTGCCCATACCCTTGCGGACGGTATAGCGCCGCGCACGTGGAGCAAGAAGCGGGAAGTATCGCGCCGACAGGTTTTTCATGTCGTAGAGTTCGCCGCCCGCCGCACCGAACGTGTGGTTAATGCCGCCGAATTTCTCCTGCTGCACGCGCCGGTTCGTATATGCCGTGATCTCAGGCAGTCTCATCCGGCCCCTCGCTTTCTTTCTTCTCCGGTGCTTCCGTGCCGTCGCAGATCATGGCGATGTTGCGAAGCGACTGCCGCACCGCCGCCACCACATCGACGGCATCCCCGTTGACGTTCAAAATGCCGATCAGGCGCATCGCGTGCGCCGCTTCCTGCTTGATCTTTTCATTCATGCTGATTCCTCCAATCGTTTCAGCCGTTCTTCCTGCTCGCGCACCTTCGCCCACAGGATCGGAATGAACTCGCTGTACCGCAGAAAATAGGTCTCGCTGCCGTCCTTGCGCTTGGCCGCCGCCCAGCCCGCGAACTCCTGCGACGTGATCCCGCATTTCTGCATCGCCGCCTCTACCTCCTGCGCGATGAAGCCGGTGTGGAAGCGCCCGCTCGTGCCGCTGTTCAGCTTGTAGCGCTTCGGCTCGACGAGCTCAAGCATGCGCACGTACTTCTCCGGCAGCGCCTCAATGCTGTTCTTGATGTTTCGGTCGGACCCGTTCAGTTCGTTCGTGCTGCAATAGATCGCGCTCCAAACGAAATTCGGCGCACCAAGATTGTACCGGTTATCTGCATTCGGGGCGAAATCGCCGCGGCAATCAATGAAGTCGTAGTCGAAATTGAGCGCTGATCTTCCGTTATTCCCCGACAGATACAGGTTTCCGCTCGTCGCGTTCAACTCCATCGCCTTGCTCTCGAGCGTCATTTTGTAGTCCGCCGTGCTGGCGTACTCCGTGTAGATGTCCCCACAGCGTCGTCCCTCATCATTGCGCACGGTGATCCTGTCCCCTTCAATCTCCGTCGCTGTCAGCGTGCCATAGATGTTCACTGCATCCACGCACAGATCAATGCTGCCCGTGCTCGCCACCTGTACGCCGTTGTAATTGAGCTTGAAGATCGTGCCGTTCTCGCCGCTCGTCGCGCCCAGCGTGAAGCCCTCGGCGCTCTGGTCAAAGATGCTCTGCGCCTGCGTCGCATCGATCTTCCCGCTCACCGTCGCTCGCAGGCCGTTCACGTCGGTCTTGATGTTAGTGATCGCGCCGTCAAGGTTTGAAACACTTACCTGCAAGCCCTTTGCCGTTGTGTAAAGCTGCGTGATGTTCCCCTCGGCGTCGCTAAGTCGAGCATCTAATCCTTTTGCTGTAATGGAAATTTCATTTACATTCTTGTCCGTATCCTCGATCTTGGCGTAGATCGGCTCGGAAATATCCTTGATAAACTCGCTCAGTGCATTCTGATTGATGTTGCTCCCATCCAGATTGAAGAGCGTATACCGCAGCTGTTCGAGTAGCACGAAAAGGTAGTCATAGACCCCGTTGATCTGCTCCTGCGTGTCTTTGCCTTCCCCATTCGGGAAAGTCGTCTCCACCAGCTGAAATGTCGTCGGCACTTGTCATCACACCTTCCAGTTGCCCTTGCTCTCTTTTCGGTTCTCGCGCCGCCACCATGCCATAGCATCGGCCACCGCCTCGTTGGCAATGGCGTGGTCGTTGGCATAGAGCGCGCTGTCCTGATTGTAGGCGTCGAGCTGCGCTGCCAGATATAGGTGGTAACACTCGTTGTGCCCGTCCGGCAGCAGCAATTCCATATCCTCGACGCTCGCGGTGTCATCCTCCACGCTCACTTTGATGGCGGGGGCTTCCGCCCCCATCATCTCGGCAATTCGGTGCTCAAGCACCATGAGAATTTCCGCCTTGCGCGGCGTGCTCAATTTGTTAGGCCGCAGCGCGTCCGCGTCACGGATCGCTTTCAGCATTTTCATACATTAGACCTCCGTGAAATACTGCCCCATAAGCTCGTGTGGCAGATACTGCAAGACGATCTTCCCGCCGGCGGCCTCGCCGATACGCTCGCAGAGGTACGTCTTGCCGTCCTCGCTGTCGAGGTAGTACTTGCCATACTCGTACTCCATGCCGCGGCTTGCGGGGATTGGATCATCCTGCGTGCCCGCGTGCGCAACGTCGATCACGACCCACAGCGCGGGCGTTGCGCTCGGCTTCCAATCCTCCTGCGAGGTGTGCGCTTGACGGCACTTGTACACCTTGCCGCCGTAGCTCCTGCGGTCGCCCTCCGCGTAAGCAACAGGATACGCCCATGCCGTGATAAGCTCGGGCACAGTCGCCGCCTCGCCGTCGCTCAGGCTGACCGCCGCCTGCTCGATGATGGGCCGCAGCTCCACCGCACGGGCGTATGTGACCGGCGCGCCCGCAAGGGCGGTAACGGTCGCTTTGGCGTTCTCCGTCTCCGTGGGCTTGCCCATCTTGATAGACACAGTACCGTTGCGGTGGTCAGTGATCGCCCCGCTCAGGCTGTACATGCTGTTGTCCCACTCGTTGACGACCTCCTCGGTCTCGCCCGTTGGATTGCCGTCGTTGTCAAGCTTGTTCACTGTCTCGCGCAGCACGATGCTCCACGGCGTGTTGTCAGTCAGCAGTGCCGCGACCTCGGCGGAGGTCATCGTGAGTGTGATGGTCTTGGTGTCGCGCTCGCCCCACGAGCGGTCTTTGGGGTTGCCGTTGATCTCTGCGGGGTATTCGGTGTTGTTGACTTTGATGTAGATTGCCATAAATAATCAGTCCTTTCTTTTCTTTAGAAGCAGAAGCCGAAGGCCACGCCACGGATAGCATTTGCAGCACTGTTTATAGAACTACCTGTGCTTTTGACAGTACAATAATATCTGGTTCTACCGGCAGATGGAGAACGCTCCCACCAGTCGTATGCACTGCCGTTAAAGTTCTTCACCGTGCTGTTACCAGCTTTGTAGTAGTCGTACTGCGTGCCTTCACCTGAGTTGGAGTTAATGGAACTACCAAAAACTTCAACCTCGCTCAGTAAGAATAGGCTATCTTTCGTAGTTACGAGCACGTGGCTCCGACCGCTGCTCGCGGAAATTTTGTTCACCTCACGGATGCCGCTCTGTACGTCCGCAGGCATCTGCTTCAACATAATGGGCAAGTGCTCTACTCGCATAGAGCATTGTGTCCAACCCATGGCATTTGGAGCAGTGGAGTGCATTGCCTTTGCTATCTTATAGCAATCATGCAGTTGGAACGTCAGCGGAGCTTTGCCCGATCCGTCTGAATAGTCGTCGTGGTTCTTGCCGATGATGTCGATCAGATAGTCCGAGCCGCCAATGGTCATGGGTTTCTGGTCTGCCACCTTCCATGCGTCGGGCACTTCATTGTTGTGACATGCCTCGATGATCTGCTCCCACGTGTTGTTGGCAAATACCGGGTCGTAGCTCGGCTTAAACGTAATGTCATACCCCGTCCCGTCGATAAGCGTCCTGCCCTTCTTGACGCTGTAGCTCGTACCGTTGACGAGGCACTTGCCGCCCTTCACGTCGTAGGCAGTGCCGTTGATTAGCGCTTTGTGTGCCATGCTGCCTCCTTACGAATAAACCCAGTTGATCGCGTAGTTTTCCGTGGGCGTGGTCTCAACGTTCACGAGCGTCTGCTTGACAATGTTGCCGGATGCAATGTAGTCGCTGCCGCGTGTCGCCGCCACCAGCCCGCCCGAGCCATTGCCCTTGATGAGAGAGGTGGTGGAGGGGATATTGACGGGGCCAGCGGGGCCCTGCGGGCCGGTCGCGCCGGTCGCGCCTTTCTCACCCTGCGGGCCTTTCTCACCCTGCGGGCCTTGCGGGCCCATGAGGTTGACGGTCGCGGGATTCGCAAGCCCGCCGTTGTTCGTCCAGCTCAGGTCTCCCGCCGCGGACACAGCAGGCGTAAAGGTTGCGCCTTTTGCGCCGTCCGCACCTTTCACGCCATCCACCCCGGCAGGGCCCTGCGGGCCCGTCAGGCCTTGCGGGCCGGTTTCACCTTGCGGGCCAGTCTTGCCCTGCGGGCCCTGCTCTCCCTGCGGTCCCCTTGGCCCCTCGGGGCCGGTATCTCCCTTCGCGCCGTCAGCACCGGCAGGACCCCGTGCGCCCGTGTCGCCCTTCGGACCCTTGAGGTTCACGGTCTCAGGATTCGCCTTGCCGCCGTCGTTCGACCATGACAGGTCGCCGTCGTCGCTCATGCTCGGCGTGAACGTCACGCCGTCCTTACCGGCGGCACCGTCTGCGCCCTTGGCACCATCCGCCCCGGCAGGGCCTCGAGGACCGGTCTCGCCGGGATTGCCTTTCGGACCCTGCGGCCCCTCGGGACCCGTGTCGCCTTTCGCGCCCTGCAAGGGGCCGTTGGGGCGGAACTTGCCGGTCGTGCCGTCTAAAATGTAGATGTCATATGGCTCTGACGTGCCCACACCGTAGGCGTCGCCCGGCTGCGCGGTCGCGAGTTTAGCCTCGTCCAGCGCTTCCGCCGTGTCGTAATAGCCCAGCACCTTGAAGCCGCTGCCGGTCTCCCCCTTGGGACCTACTGGGCCCGTCTCGCCTCGCGGGCCCGTCTGCCCCTGCGGGCCCTGTTCGCCCTGCGGGCCGCGCGGACCTTCTGGGCCGGTCGGTCCGGTCGCGCCGGTGTCACCTTTCTCTCCTTGGGGACCGGTATCGCCCTTGTCGCCTTTCAGCGCGGCGAGCTGTGCCGCCGTAAAGTCGGAATAGGTAAAGGCATCGCCCTTGTCTCCCTTTGCGCCCTGCGGGCCAGCGGGGCCGGTCTCGCCTTGAATGCCCTGCTCTCCCTGCGGGCCGCGGGAGCCGGTCTCACCTTTGGGACCCTGTGGCCCCGTCGCACCGGTTGCGCCGGTCTCTCCCTTGGGGCCGCGCGCGCCGGTTGCGCCCGTGTCTCCTTTGGGGCCGGTTGCCCCGGTCTCCCCCTTGGGGCCCTGCGGGCCGGTATCTCCCTTGGGGCCGACTTCGCCCTGCGGTCCGGTCGCGGCAACGCCCGTGTCGGAAAAAGCGCCCGCCGTGGCGTCCCACTTGAACCAGTTGCCCGTGGTCTCGTCGACGTAGGGCATCTTGGAAACCGCCGTCTCCGCATCCGCCGCCGCCTGCAAAACCTCATCTACCCAGCTTTGGTAGGCTGGAGGCGGTGTCTCGCCGCTGTCTTCCAGCGTTTCGCGCACGCGTGTTTTATATATCTGGCTCTTCACAATGGTATCGCCCACGGTATAGCGCAGCTCTGCCGCGCCCTCACCGGCCACCGCCGTATCAACGCTCGATACCAGCCACACGAGCGCGCCGTCTTCTTCCGCCAATGTCACGGGATACGGCTGCGCATCGCCATTTCGCTGCACGATCAGGCTCGCCACGCCATCGCCGTAGCCCTCGCGCCACTTTTCCAGCACGTCAAAGACGACCTTGCGCGCCTGATTCTCGCCCCTGCGCCCGAGCTTGATCTCTTCGAGCGCGTAGGCATTTTCAATAACCATGTTGTCACCTCTCTTATGGAAAACGGCGCAGCAAGAGCGACTTTTTTCGTCCCTTGCTGCGCCGTGTCGCAACTCATTTTTCGTGTCTCGCGGTCGTATTCACTTACGCGTTGTGGGCCTTTGCGCTCTCAACGTAGTCGCTGCTCATCGTCTGGATGAGATTCGCGGTCGAGGCATCCTGTCTCATCTGGTTCTGGATGGCCCACAGGAACTTTCTCTTGACCTGCACGGTCATGCCGCGCTGAATCAGGCAGCTTTCGCCGTTCACGCACACCAGCAGGTCATCCTTGTACTTGCCGCTGTCCTTGAACAGGCGGACGCTGACGTACTCCTCGCCCGCGCGATCGGCGTTCACAGCCGCAACGGCGTTCTTTGCTTCGCTCATCGGTCTTTCCTCCGTTTCAGTGGCGGGGGCGGCGTTCACAGCCGCCCCCTTGGTGGTTAAGTCAGCGGGGTCTCATCGAACGTGGAAGTCGTTTCCACGCGAATCATATACGCCTCAACCAGACGTTCGGCGACCTTGGTTGCCTTCCAGCCGACGGTTGCACGCTGGTTCAGCGGGTCAGCCGTACCGGCAGAGCCGAGCGGCTTGACGATGTGCTCAAGGCCGCCGCCGGTCAGCTCGGTCGTGCCGTAAGCCTCCGCGCCCATGATGAGGGTGGAGTAGACGTTGCGGCCCTTCGCACCGGCTTCGCCCGGATAGATGGCGGTCGACGCCGTCGGGGTGGTAGCAGGCGCTTCTTTCAGCGTGATCGTCGCGCTGCCAGCACCCGCAGCCGAGGCGCTTTCGATCTCAAGAAGCGCACCACCGATGACGACCTCACGGCCCGCCAGCTTTGCGGCGTCAGCAGTGGTGATTGCCTCGTTTACGGTCAGAACCTTGCCGGATGCGCTCTTGACGGTCAGGTCGCGTGCGCCTTCGGTCAGGTCGTCGGCGTGGAACACCTTCGCTTCGGTCGTCTCGATGAAGCGGACGCCCGCAATCTTGCCGATCTCGTCGTCGTAGATGTTGCTGGTGTCCTTGTACTCGTGCGGGCGCTTCCAATCAGGGTCATCCTGAATGTCGTAGGAACAGTCAGGGTGAATGATGGCCCAGTAGGAGCCTTCATAGCGCGGGGCGTTCATGGTTTTCAGGAAGCGAACCGCCTTGCGGACGGCACGCACCGTGAAATAGTGGTTGCCCGTGGTCTCGCCGCCAACGAGCAGATGGCGGCCCGTCACCTGACCTTCGCCGTACTGGACGTTAGAGCCACCGTTAATGACCTCGCGGGTGATGGTGTCGAGCGTGCGGCCCGCCTGAGAGCCGAGCAGCACCGTCGCTTCCTGCAGGTTGTTGTCGATGGCGGTCAGGTCGAGGATATCGGAAATCTCGACGAAATCGCCGTACTGGTCGACCTGTGCGGTCAGCGTGGTCATGGACAGCTTACGACCCTTGGGGGTCACGCCTTCGGTGATGGGCGTCAAGGCCTTGGGCAGCGGATCATACTTACGGAACTCGATCTCCTTGCCCTTGCCCTTGGGGATGTTGCGCTTCTGCGCGAATCGGTCATGCACCAGCTCGGGTTCGGCGTTGTCGATCAGGGTGTCGCAGTAGTAGGTTTTCATCTCGCCCGAGAGACCGGCATCGGTCGTCACGTTCGTCTGGCCCTCAAACAGGCTCAGAATAACGGGCAGAATGAAAATGTCTTTGAACTTCTTCATAGAGTTTTGTCTCCCTTCTTACAGTCGGTAAATTAGGCGGGCATCAGAATACGATGCGCTCGCCGCGCCGCACGCGTCTTGCGATCTCTGCGCGGTCGGCCTTCGTGAATTTGCTCGGGTCACTCTTGACAATGACCCCCGGCTGGGAAGTGGTTCCGTTCTCGTTCGGGCGCATTCCTTTCGCGCGGACGTTGTCCATCACGCGCTTTTCCATCTCCGCCGCAGCTTTCGCCGCGCTGCGAGCCTGAATGTCGCCTAAATGGGATACCTCGTAAGCGTCTTTTACAGGAACGCCAGCGCGCAGCATCGCAATGAAGCGCGGATTCTCCGCAACTTCGCGCTTGAGGTCGAAGTCAGGGTACTCTCCCGGCGCGTCCGCCGTTCCGACCAGCTCACTCGCCTGACGAATCCAGTCGTTATATGTCTCGTCGGCTTTCTGCTGGCGCTGTCTGTCTTCTTCCTGGCGTTTGAGCGCCTCATTTTCCTGCTGCATGCGTACATACTCACGGTACTGTTCAACGCTCATGCCCATACTCTCCGCTTCCGCGTTGTAGAGCACGCTGTTGAGCGCCGCATCGCCCTCAAAAGCCGCACGCAGCTTACTCATATCGCCGTCCGTCACGCCATAATGGCGCATCAGTGTGTCGATAATGGGCTGCGAATCGGCGATCTTCTGGTCTTTGGCCTTCTCTTCGCCAAATCTGCGGTTGATGATGCGCTGCGTCTCCGCAGTGTACACGTCCTTGTATTTGCCGTTTACGAGATCAAGGAACTCCTTTTTGAGGTCTTCCCCGCCTTTTTCCGCAGCCCCGGCGTCGTGCTGCTGCATCTTCACGCCCTCGCCTTTCGGCTCGCCAGAAGAGGCTCCCGTATCATCAGGTGTCTCCTGCTTGCCGAACACGACGTTGGCGTATTCGCCCGTTTTGCCCTTCCGGGTGGGAGAAGAGCTTGCATTCGTGGTCTCGCCCTGTGTGCTCGCGCCTCCCTCAGCGCCGCCCGATGCACCGGCAGCGGCTCCCGCAGCGGCAGTGCCGCCGTCAAAGAGGCTCAGGATCACGCGAAGCGTGGTTTTGAGGTTCATGGTATCCCTCCTGCTTGTCAAATCGCGGATATTCGGCCCTCCGTGTAGGCCGTGCAGCGCTTCCCATCATCCGCAGGGGAGGGGAGAGCGGCGAAAAGATGAAGAAAAACGCCGACCCTCCCTCGCGGGCGTATGAATAGGAGGAAGCCACTCGCACGCCTAAAGCGTAACATGCGGCTTCCTCCGTCTCACCACGGGTGAGAAAAAATTTTTAATTTTCTTCGATGCACTCGCAGATAGCGTCCGGCCTCGTGGTCTCAAGCTGCTTGAGCCCGATGCAGGCCGCAAGAAATGCCGCCTCGATGCGCTCATCGCCTCCGCAGTGGATGAGGAAGCGCGGCGCCCCCTCGTCTATCTCGAAGCCATAGACCTCGCACTCTCCCTCAGCTTCCATGTTCTTCACATAGCCTCCGAAGGCATACATCACGCCAGTAATGTAGTTGCAGCATTTCTCGTCCGCCGAATGGCCTTCGCACAGGATCATGTAGCGACCGATTTCGTGCTCGATGTGAACCATCGTCATGCACTTACACCCCCGGCATCGCCGCGCTGCTGCCCGTGTCCATGTTCGGCTTAGACTGTTCGGCAAGCTGCTGCATGTAAGGCGTCTGCGCACCCTGCGCGTCGGCGTTGCGGCTTTCCGTCCCGCCGCTGCTCCCGCTCTTGCGCTTCGAGCCGCCGCCTTGCGTGCCGCCTGTCATGCCAAGTCCCATATCTTGACCCGTGAGCTGCTGGATGACCGCAAGCGCCTTCTGAAGCTGTTGCCCCTGCTGCTGCACGACGTTGTAAAGCGTTGCACCCTCGTTGACCTGACTCTTGATCTTGTCGATGCCCTCGAAATCCATCATGTCGAGCGCGATCATGCTTTCCTGCGCCCTGTCGGGGGAGAAGAAGCCCAGCGAATAGAGTTCCTTTGCCCGCTCGTTCTGTTCCGCGCGGGAGAAGGGGTTCTTCTTCTGCGCTTTGATCTTGATATCGAAGACCGGCCTGCGGAACAGGTCATTGCCGAGGCTATCCACGCCCGTCACCTGATCGCCGAGCTCATTCACACCGATCTGCGCATACTCGTAAGGCATTTCATTCGTGATGCGGAACGTGCGCGCTGCATCGTAGAACTGCCGCATGCGCTCGATGCACAGCTTCACGATCTTCGTCTGCGCGCGGTAGCAAGCCGAAATCATGTCACGGCTCGCCTTGTTGCCCGCCTCCTGCAATGCGGAAATAGCCGCCGCAGCCGTCGCGCCGCTGGACGTGCCGCCGTTGGACACGTCGCGGTTGGAGCTCGTTTCCTTCATCTCGTCGATCTTCATCTGCACGATGTTCGCGTAGATGGAATCGAGTGGGCGCGTCGTTACCTCGCGGAGCCTGCTCTCGTCGATCTGGCCAGACACGTGGATGATTGGCTTGCGCCAATCAAGAAACTCTTCTTCGTTGATGTTCAGGCTTTCGCTGGCGAAATACCGGCGCTTGCTGCCCATCATCGACGTTTCGAGGATGTTGCCCCACAGCTTGTCGATGTAGAGCTGCGGGTCCTTTGCAATGGCCGTATAGCCAAAGCCCGCGGGCGTGCCCTTCTCGGGGAACAGCACGTCGAACACGAACGGATATTCGCCGTCTTCGTAGAAGCCGCCCTCCGCATATTCGGGATCATTCTCGCTGGCGTAAATGATATGCTCCTCGTCGATGAATTTCGCATAGTGCAGCACTGTGCGCTCGTCGGCGGCCCTCTTGCGGTAATACCAGTCGATGACAGCGACCTTGTTGCTCGTGTCCACCGTGTCGTCGTACTCGTATTTTGCCGTTTCAATGCTGCTGCCGCTGAGTTTGCCCGCAAACTGTGGATATTCGTCCTCGATAATGTCGCGGTCGACGAGCGCCACCGTGAACACGTTGCGGCTCTTCTGGATGTCTTCGACGCCCGGCTCCCAGAAGATATTCAGCGGGTCAATGCCCTCGATGGCGATGTCGCCGAGCCCGTTGTCTTTCTCCTTGTCCCAGAACACGCCGTAGATCGCCACGCCGTGTTTGAGCTTTTCCCACCACTCGAAGCTGTACGTGCTGTCAAATTCGTTGTATTCCATGATGACCGGCAGCACGGACGAAAGCGTCTTTGCGCTTTCCTCGTCGCTCTGCTCACGCGGCAGGCATACGGGCTCGGGGTAGTTGTCCATCGCGTCGGCGTGCTTATTCATGATTGAGTTAAACAACCACGCACTCGCAGGCTCGGGCGATTCCCCCGCGTCTTTCGTCCCGCGTCGGATATCCTCCCAATGCCGCAGCTTCCACCAGCTCTCCTCGCTGATGATGCGATTCTCGAAGTTGCTCTTGCCCTGCTTGTACTTTTGCAGCGTTTCTACGGCGTCACCGATCTCCTTGCTGCCGATGGCTGCGCCGCTGCTCATCGCCGCGTCGCTGTCGCGAAATGCGCCTACAAGCGGTGCTTCTGCCTTTGCATCCAACATCGCAGCAGCGCCAGCCGCGTCGGCCTGCTGCTGCGTCTGCGGGAATTTTCTTGTCCCTGCCATGTCTTCCCCTCCTGTCAGTTGTGTTGGAACCACGCGTATCTGTCGTAGCTCGGCGTATTGATGTCCAGCGGGTCGTACAAGACCGGCTTCGGCGGCTTATTTACCCGCGCCGCAATGGGATTCTCCATGCACACATAGCGTGTCATGTCGTAGATATGATCCTCCTGCTCGGTGTTCACGTCCTCAACGTCCTTTTCGTCGTAAACGAGGTTTGGCACCGTGCGGATGAAATTTTTGCACGTATCGAAGATATACAGCATCGGAACGCCGTTCTCATCAAACGCGAATCGGTTGTGAAGCTGCATCTTGCCGTCGATGCGGGCGTTATCCCCCTTCTCGAAGTAGACGCGCTCGCGCTCAAAGAGCGAGCCGATGCTCTCTGTGCCCTGCGTGCCCCAAATGGCGGGGTCGCCCACACGGAAGATGTGCCGCCCCTTGAGATTCGGGTCTTCGGCCTCGATACGCTTCATCTCGCGGGCCACCGCCGTCGGTTCCATCTTCACGCCCTCATTCGGCGTGCCCGTGCAGCCGTAATATTCCCGGATGTGGTACAGCCGCCGGTCATGATCGACCGCAAACCAGCCGATGGCAAACGGCCTTGAATAGCCCCAGTCCATCGCGCACCAGACCGGCCACTCCTTCGGGATCTGAAACGGCGCGATGACGTGCGTATTGATGCGGTCTCGGTAGTGCTCGCTGTCATTGCGCCACTCTATAAACACCTGGCCGGAGAACGTGTCCCAATCGCCGTAAAGCAGTGCATTCTTCTCAGCCTCCGGCATCGACGCAAGTCGCGTCAAATAGCTGTCGTCGTTCTTGAGCAGTATCTTATTGTCGAATACCGTGCTCGGCACAAAGATGCGGCTCTTCTGCCGATGTTCTTCGTGCCCATCCGGGAAGCGCACGACTGCATCCTCACGGATGGTCCTCATCGGCGGCGCTGCTGTGATGAAACGTTCCTTGACCCATCCGTGCCCCACACCGCCTGGGTTTGCCGTGCTGCGGATGTATACGCGCGTCCCCGGCCCGTTCGGTCGGTTGCGGGAAAAGAGGTAGCTATATTCCTCCCATGTAAAGTGGGTCAGCTCGTCAAATGCGATAAAGTCATACGCCTGACCTTGATACTTGATCTTGTCCTTTGCATACTGCATCGAGCCGAAGAGTATCTTCGCCCCGCTCGGGAATGTCCACGTGTGGCTGCTGCCGTTGTAGCGCGCACCCGGATAGATGCGGGGATAGTAGTTCAGCGTCTTGTCAATGAGCTCGGCAAGCTGCGGGAAGGTCTTTCGCAGGATGATCGCCTTGTAATACGGGATATCCACCTGCCGCAATGCCTCGATGACCAACGCATCGGATTTTCCCCCGCCTAACCGGCTGCGCCGCCGTATAGAGCCTCGTCCTCCCAGCGGCTCATAAAGAGTGCCTGCTTGGGCTGCGGCTTCCATACCACGCTACGCTTCGCCATTCGCATCACCTCCCGCGTCCTGCGGAACAGGCATTACCGCGGGCAGCTCTGCCACACCGCACGCGCTCTCTCCGCTGTCGTCCTTCTTCTCGTCATTTATCCAGCGAAAATTGTATCTCAGGCTGAATTCCGCACCACGCTGTCCGTCTCGGTCGAAGAGGCGTTCCTCTGCGTAAGCTTCGATGCGGGCCTTCGCGCGCGTAACCGTGTCAACGAACTCTTTCTTCGCCTGATAGTTCAGCAGCGCTTGACGGCTTGTAAATCCAAGTGCAAGCGCCAGCCCCGTCACTGTCGGCGGTCGCTGGTGAATGATAAACGGCTGCCCGAATTTGTCGAGGATCGGCATCCCATCGTCTCCGATGATTGGCTCACCCTTGCAATCTTCAAAGTATCGGTCAATGACGGCCTGCATTTCTTCGACCGTCGCATATTTGGGAGGATGCCCAGTTTTCGCCATGCCGCCACCGCCTTTCTTTTTTATGCTGCCAGCCCCCCGTCCTCGGCCTTATCGCGCAGCATTCTTATCCCCGCTCGGGGAACCGAGCTCCCTATTTCCGACGGTAACACGTCATCTTTTATTTCTCACCACGGGCGCGGAAACTTTCTCTTCCCCTTCTGTGCTCTCCTCTGTATAGTTACATACACACAACATAGATACATCCTGCGTATAGCACCCTCTCCCGAAAGAAAAGAAATATAAAAGAAAAGAAAGAGGTTCTCCCTCACGGCAAAAAGAGAAGCAGGGCTTGCGCCCTGCCTCTTCTTATGCCATTTTGAGCTTCCTCTTCACCCACGCCAACAGGTTCCACCACGGGTGGGCTTCTGCGTAGTCAGCGCGCCCAAACTCAAAAGCGGCTTTGTCCCACATTTTAGTTACGTCATTCCGCAGCGCGTTCTTTTCAACGACAGAGCGCGTCAACTCTGCATTCGCTCGCCCAAGCGCCGCCTCAGTGTCATCGAGCTTATTTCGCAGCGAATCCGCGTCTGCTTTCAGGTTTGCGATCGCGTTCTCGCGGGTGATGGCCTCGCCGTTCATCTGGCTGATCTGCTCGGTCAGGGCGGCGTTTACCCGCTTTAATTCCTGCACTTCCGCCTGTGCGTCCTCCACCATCTTCGCCATCTGGTCTTTGGTGTACTTTTTGATTTTGATGCTCATAATTTGGCTCCTTTCATTCGTAGCTGTTCTTCCCGTCCCCGGTCGCTCACGATGCTCACGACCTTGCAGTCGCCGTATCGCTCGATGTCCATGGCGATGCGCTCCTTGATGCCCTGCGCGTCAGCGGCGGGGACGTTGGCTTTAATCGTGATCGTCAGCATGTGTCCTCTCCTTCGGTTCGCCGTAGCTGCAAAAATCGTCCGGCTCTACGCAAACCGCCTCGCCGGAATACCCACGTTCGGTCTCTTTCGGTTCGGTGTGCAAATAGCACAGCCCGTTCGGGTGGTTGCGATAGTGCTCGCAGTCCTTGCACCGAGTAACGACCACAGCATCGACGATGGGAATAGCCCTAATATCTGCTGCTGTAGCGTAAAGCTCCCAATTTTCATCTGGTCGCCAATGAATAGCATCCCTGTCAATCAGCCTCATCGCTGACACCTCCGTCCATCTTCGCGCCGCAGTTGGGGCAGAAACCAAAATGGTTGATTACCTGTGCGTAGTATTCCTTGCCGCAATTCGAGCATTTCGCAAAGCCCTGCCGCCAATTACCGTTCTCGTCAAAACACGGCTCGAAGCACCCATGCACCACCGGGGCCACGTCGGCGGCGGGGAACGCTGCGATGACAGCATATACTCCATCCGCAAATAGCCTTTCTACCAAACCATGTTCGCCAAGCTCCATTTTCTTGAATTTGGTAATGAGCGCCTCCCGCTTAATGTATTCATCCATTGTCAGAAGTCCTCATCACATACGCCACGCAGTTCTCAGGGTCATTCCCACAAAGACATGGCGCATATACGCACGAATCACAAATTGTAAACATCTCAGTTAGTGTCATTTTCAGCCCTCCTGTTCCACACTTCGATTTTGTCCGCCTTAATTACAAAACCGGAAAGAACGCAGCCGTTGTACCAGTGCTTCCACTCCCCACGGTTTGCCGTTCTCATGATCGCGCCCATAGGCTTATTGTCTGCGCCACAGAACGGGCAGGGCTTCAGTTTTACTTCCATTGTTCCGCCTCCATCTGCTCTATCTGGGCGCACAGTTCATCCGTTACGTCATTACCGTAGCTGAGTTCTTCGTAACCCCAGCCACCGCCGTCGCTCAATTTCTCCACATCTATCCCGTGCTGTCCAAGCCAAGACCCTACTTCACGGTCAAGATTGCTTGCCATTCTTGCATAGAGCGCAATACGGTGCATCTTCTCGCGGATATACTTCGGTACTTTCATCCCGCCCTCCTGTTCCAAGCGGCGACCGCATTCTCGGGGTCTTCATCTGTCTCGTCGAAGGTTGGCCCCATTGCGTGGCAGCTCTGGCATTCGACCCACGAAGGTTCAACTTCAATATCGGCGTCCACATAAGCGCCGTTACTGTCGATCTCTGGAATCGTATAGACCTTGCCGCCCATGAGCTTTGCTTCGCCCCCGCAGAACGGACACCGTTTCACTTCATCCAATGTGACGCCGCCTCCTTTGCTTCCTCCTGACTAAGAAAAACAACGCTTCCGAAATTGCTGAGCCGTTCATAATCTCCGCCATGTCTCCCCTCCAGATAGACCGCATCTGCCATGACGTGTAGCGGGATTGCGGGCTCCATGTCCGCAGCCCACACCGTATCTCCAATTTTGCACGGTCGGATGACTATTTGATGGTTTCTATCGGCCTCGGCCAGCTCGCGCAGGCGGGTATAGCTGCAAAGGCTTTCCAAATCAGCAAGGCGCATGAGCTTCAGCGCAATCTCGTCCGCCTTATCTTTCGGTAGAACTTCTTCCGGCGCACACCCGCTGTCCTCGTAGGCGGCAATCCGATCCTTGAGGCGATTGCGGCAGTACAGCGCGGTGCAGTCAGCCATCGGCTTACCATGCTTACCCGTCCAATCCGCTTTGCACTTCTCGCAGTCCATCATTGCCTGCCCATCGGGGCCTCGCTTTGTCAGTCGATCCATCACTCCACCTCCTGCATCCAGCCCTCACGTTGGCAATTACGCCAATTGTCGTCAATATCATCACAGCCATCTTCTTCCTTGTAACTATGCGGGTGCTCCTTCGACCACTGCTCGACGGTAGCGATAATTCTCTCGAAATCTTCATCGGGCATGACATGGCTAATGACACAGAGCCTTTTTGCAAACGGACAGCCATAGCAACCTTCGTACGAGATGCACATTCTCTTGCGCTCTCTCAAAAACTCTAACGCGTCCATTTATGCCTCCATTCTGTCGATCACTTTTCGAATCACGTCCCCGCCATAAGCGTCTTTCGTCAACTCCAAGAACTCCGTCAGCGTCATCATTCCATGCTCGAGGTCAACACCGTGATCGCGGGCAAACTGCTTTCGCCCCATGTCACACGAACCGGTCAAACGGTGGTGCCAATCGTAAAAATACTGCGTCGGATACGTTTTTTCGCGGTCTGTTTCACGCAGGAACGCATCAATGCGCTCATCTTCCGGCATATCCTCGAAAAGCTTGTCTCGAAGAGCCTCCATTGCTCCGCGCAGCGTTTCGCCGTGCGCAAAAACATTTTCCTGCTTGACGATGTAGCACGGTGTGAGCGTCAAATCCTCGTTCACGATTGCCCCATGCGCGGTGTTGCCGCGCACAGAGCGAATCAGCGTGTTTACACCGTCAATTCGAAAAACCGGCTCTCCGTTGAAACTTTTAATGCCGGAGCCGTCGCCGTCGCCGGAGCCGTCGCCGTCGCCGGAGCCGTAGCCGG